GTGGTTCACCACGTCGCCGCAGCGCTGGCACTCACCCAGTCCGGCCTTGTTCATGCCGCCGCCAGGACGGCCCAGGGACCGATGTTGCGTCCCGCGTACCGGCGATTGAATCGGTCGCGGGCGCCTTGGATGTACGTTCCAGTGCTGCGACAGGGAGACGAGGCGCCGATGCCCATCCAGGGGCGGAGAACGTCCAGGAACTGCGGATTCGCTGTCACGTCCCCGCCAAGCGACGCGAAGGCGGCGCTGCCGGAACTGTTCCAGTACGGCGTCTCGACGTTGTGCACGCAGTTGTAGCCGGTGCTCATCGAGGAGGCGCCGTTGTCGGACTGGATGCCACGGCGCATGCCGCTCAGGATGTTGTTCTTCACCACCCCGCCAGTGCGGCCGGAGCCCTGCGCGATGGCGACGTGACTCGCCGGTAGCACTCGCGTGGAGACGAGCGCGTTGTGGTTGGCCTGCGCGCCGTTGGCGTCCAGCGCGATGACCGGGCGTCCGGCTTCGCCGTTTCGCACCAGGATCACGTTCGACTCCGCCACCGAGTTCGCTCCGGCCAGATTGATGGCGATCCCGGCACACTCGATCACGTTCCGCCGAACAATCATCCGGCCGTCGCCGTTGATGCCGACGTTCCCGGGCACGCCACCTGGGCCGTTACTGGCACCGGCCGCCGTGTTCTCGTCGCCCCAGCACAGCAGATAGTTGTCCTCAACGGTCATCAAGCCCGCGTTCGTGGTGTTCGCGTCGAACATCACGCAGTGCTTCGTGTTGATGTCCCGGTGGTCGAAGTAGTTGTGATGGACCCATGCCTGGGTCGGATCGACCCCGAACCATCCGAGACCGTCTCCGCCCACGTTACGCATCGACAGGCGTGTCGCCCGGACGTAGGCCATCTCGAACTGATCCGCCCCACCGAAGAAGGTGTCATGACCGATGTCGTCGAACTCCCCGCCGATGATCTTCACCACCCGCGAGGCGGTCGCACCGCTCTCTCCGGTGAAGATGCCGTGTCCGTACGTCCGGCTCCAGCGGCAACCGTAGAACTCGGCACTCGCGCCATAGCCTGAGGCGGCCACCAAGCCCAGGCCGACGATGCCGCCGTTCACGTTGTTGGACCCGGCGTCGAAGTGGACGTCATAGAAACGGTGCGTGCCGTCTCCCTGGATGTTGATGCCGTTGGTCAGTCCGGTATCGACCGTGATGCGAGGCCGGCCGTTGACTGGGTCACCATAGGGCAGGACCGTGATGCCAGTGGCCGTTCCCCAGTTCCACTGGGACGCGAAGTAGGCGAACGAACCGTACTTAGGCCGGATGACATCGCCGTTGGAGAGCGCGCCGAGCGTGTTCTTGGGAGATGCGTCCGACGAGCCGGAGCCGTTCACCGCAGCTTGCGGATCCCAGAAGATGGTTGCCATCAGTACCTCCCCTCAGCGTAAGCCCCGATCGGAGTCCGGCCCGGCTGCGCCCGCTGGCCGTCCATGAGTCTCACACCCTGGACGTAGGTGCCCGCCGCGCCGAGAGGGTTGATCATCGGAATGCCATCGAGCATGTAGGGCACGCGGAGACGGCCGTCGTCTTCCATGTACTCGGACAGATCCATGACCATGTCGGTCGCGTCGAGGGTCTTGCCCGCCGTGATCGTGGTATCGAGGCGGTTGTTGGTCTCGGCGAGGGAGCCCAGGCTCACGTCGAAGCCGGTACCGTCTCCCAGCATCGCCACATTCCTGCATGTGATCGTGGCGTTCGCATTGGTGGTGTTCACGACCCCTTTCGCACAGTCAACAAAGGTCATGTTCGACAGCGTCGCCGAAAGCGCTTGCGTCGCGCTGGCGCTTCCGTGAATGCCATCAGCGGCACCAGAGACGAAATAGGCCGCGACGGAGGCGCGTCGCACGATCACCCCACTGATCTGATCTGCGTGCCCGGAAGCGGCCACTTGTTGGCGAGAGACGATGCCGTACTGCACATCCTCGATCTCGTTGGGTCCGACTACGTTTGCTCCGGCGGTATCTCGGAGCAGAATGCCGGTCTTGCACCGCCGAATCGTGTTGAATGCGGTCAGGCATCCGGCGGTCACGTTGGCCGTGCTGAGATTGTTGTTCGAGATCATCACGCCCCTGGCGCCGCGATCTCCGGACCAACCTCTTCCCCCGTCCTCGATGATGTTGTGGAGCGTCTGAACACCATCGATCCGCTGGCTCGCCCCGTTCATGGTCATCTCGACTCCGGCGTAGCCGAAGCGTCGCATGGTGTTCCTGCGGTAGATGTGTGCGCGCAGCGTCTTGGACGAGATATTCCGAAGCTGAGGAGAGATCGCGGTGTCGAACGCATCCTCGAAGACGCTGTCCTCGATCACCCAATCGACGTTGTCCTCGTATAGCTCGATCTGGTTGCCGAGATAGGCCCCTGCCAACTCCCCACCGCACACGCCGAAATGGCACTGGCGGATACGCCCGCCGGATTTGGTTCCGAGCAGGATGTTGTGGCGATATGCCCCGAGCAACCGGAACCCCTCGATTGTCAGGCCGGACTGAGACGAGCCGGACTCGCCAATCACGAACTGCCGCGCGGACACCTCGGCGCCATCAGGCGATTCTGGAGAACGTACATACAGCACCCCTCCGGTGGGATCGTAGGAGAACGACCAATCCGTCATGAGCGCCGCGGTGGTGGCGAGGTCTGTGGTCCACGCCACGAACTTCAGCGGCTGACCATCGAGCGCGATGTTCCACCCGTTGGCTATCGTCTTCTGCCACAGGCTGTGCGTCGCGTTCCACGCGAACCCGCCGACTACGTCAGAGCCCAGTACCGTGGCGTAGTCGCTGTCCCCGTACACCCCAAGCGTGATGTTCCCCGCCGCGATGATCGTTGACGGAATGTTCTCTCTAGCGACTGTGCCGGCATCTTGAAGGTAGATGTCCCCAGCAGCAGCACTGACTCGGCTGTCGAGATACGCCCACGTCGCCCAGGGGTTTGAGATCGAACCATCGCGGCCAGCGCTGTCCACGCCGAGGGTCGGAGAAACTCGATAGGTCGCCATCACGCCACCTTCATCTGTCGTTGTGGCTCAGACTCCCAGAGCGGAAATCCGAACTGCGTCCACCCATCGATCCCGTCATCCAGCAGCAGAATCGCATCGCTGGGCAGTTTCCCTCGGCTGATCTCGTACATCTCGCCTTGCGTGCATAACCTCGGCACCATGACGAGTTGAGCGATGTCGCCCTTCCAGGTCTGGCTGTTCTTCGTGTAGGAACCGCCCACCACGAGATCGCCGGTCGGGGCGACCCACGATCCCGGATACGCCGTCTCCCCGTTGGGGTAATAGCTGCGCGACATGTACCCGTTGTAGATGGGTCGGTACCGCATGATGGTGGTGTCGAACAGATACCCGTAGTGCTGCCACTTGCCGACTTTCATGTGAGGCATCGCCCCAGACACCGACAATCCTCCGCTGGCCGTGAAGACACGGAGGTACGGCTCCGCGTAATGACGGTTGGGATCATTCTGAAGATCGAGGATCGCGAACCCGTCCGTCGTTTCTGCGGAGGTCGTGGAGATGATCCGTCCGAAGTTGACATCTCTCGCCGTCGAATACCGCGCCCAAAACGCCAGGGTCCACGAACCAGAGAACGGGATCGGGAGCGGTCGGTGGAGCAGAGAATTGCCGGCCAGGCGTAGGAATTTCGTCGGCGTCGCCAAGTCTGCGCGCCGTGCCGTCTTGATGAATGGAATCCGCCGCGCCTGAACGCTCTTGATCTCCGCAAGCTGATACGCCCTGGCGTTGTTCTCGTTGATGTCCCACACCGATTGCCCGTCGTGGTCGCCAGGGGTCGGAATGCCGTAGTTCCACAACAGCATCAACTGCGGCGCATCAGGAGATTTCATGACCTCACTGAGCTTTCCCCAGGACTTCACTGGGTCAACGGTCAGTTTCGACTCTTCTACGCCTGCGGTGTCGAGGATGCCGAACTCGCCCAGGATCGCAGGCTTCCGCGTAGCTGATCCGACTTGTTTGGCCGCCTGAATGATGTCGGAGAACCCCGCCATCGAGTCTGTGCAGTAGATGTTGTTGCTCGGGGTTCCGTAGAGGTGGAACGAGATGGTGTCGATCGGGTCCGGGTTGATCGCGCGGAGGAAATCCGCGTAAGCGTGCATGCTCCGCCCGTTCGACGGCCACGGTCCTGCATTGCCGGAAAGAACCGCCCTCGAAGGGTCAGCCGCCTTGATGACTGCGGCGATCTCGGACATCGTCTCGATGAAGCTTTTCAGCGGGACCACGTCGGCGGGAGACGAGTACGTGGGCGCCCCGTTCGCAGGGCGCTCCGATCCAGCCCCGTCACTCGGGATCACACCAAGTTCAGAGAACCCGTTCCATTCGTTGTTGATCTCCCAGGCGGCGATGGCGGGATGATCCTTCATCGCATTCACATAATTCGCGAAGATCGTTCGAGCGAACGTGCGCGTGGCCGAACTCGCGGACCCGAATCCGACCGAGAGCGTCTCGCCCTTCAGGTCCGCCAGGGACGCCATGCGGTATATCATGCAGACGATCACCGACAGACCCTTCGACTCGCAGTAATCCAATACCGCCCGGTGCTTCGTGTACCACGCGGAAGAAAGGTCGGTGTAGCTATTGCCGGACGGTACGCTGGCCGGAATACCCCACTGGTCCCAGTTCCCCGAAGTGCGAGTCGGCGTTCCCGCCTGCCCAGGCATCCCCCAGGATCGACAGATCCGAATCCCGTTGCGCGTCATCTCGTCCACCATCGCAACGTGCGACATGCTGCTCGCGTTGTACGAGTGCCGCAGAAGGAGCATGAATGAATTGACCCCTACTTCGCGGCATACCTCTTCGCCGAAGTAGAGAACGCCGTTGCGGACGGAGAGTTTCATCAGGTGAACTGGCCCTTGGCGCCGAACTTGATGCTCGCCATCGTTCCGGCGCACGTCACGCGGAGTTTCCATCCGCCGTTCTTGGACTCAATCCCTCCGGGAATGGTCAGGGAAAGTCGGTTCGCGGAGCCGGTGCCGGAAGCCAGTGTTTGCCAAGTAACGAGATCGAGGAAGTCGATGGTCGTGGACCCGTCATAGATCGCGAACGCCGTGAACGCCGACCCGCTGTTGTTCCAGATCCAGAGCGTTTCGAGGATGTCGCCAGCCGCGCCGGTCTGACCGAGGATCACATCGACAGCGGTCGTGACGAACGCCCCCTGTACGTATTCTCTGGTGGCATTGGCAATGGTCAGGAACGCGCGTTCCTGAAGTTCCCCGCTCAAGAGGGATGCGACATAGACCTTCAGCGCCTTGCCGACGACCTCGATCTCATGAGGCCGTCGGGTGCTGGGGTCCAGCCCGTGAACGAGCATATTGTTCAGCATGGCTGCGCTCTCCCCGGGTTAGCCTGCGTACTGATCCACGCCGAAGGCTTCCGCCCGGTTCTTGGCTCCATACGGCTTCATCCAGACCCGGAACCGCACCGAGCCGTTGCACGCCGTGTTGAAGTCGATGGTGCCGCGCACGTCGCCCGTGGTGGCCGTCGGCGTGGTCGCATCACCGGCCACCACCGTGGCAGACGCCAGATCGGCAGTGCTGTCGGCGTAGGCCGCGAGGATGTCGTACTTGCCCGCCAGGCGGTACGGCAGGCCGAGCACATCGCCGGTGCCCACCGTCGCGCTCGTGACCGAGGCCGAGAACACCACCGAGGTGATGGTCTTGAACGCTTTCTTGCCGGTCATGCTGGTGCCGGAGGCGGAGGATTCGACGAGGGTGCGGCCGTACTTGTCGGTACCGGTGACGGTACAGACGGCCGTGTTGGTCCAGGCCGCAACGACGTTGCGAGGCACGTCGAGCGTAGCGCCCACGGCACCATTCAACAGTGCTGCGACGCCGCCGGTGACCGATTGAGAAGCGCAGATCCCGTCCGCGTCGGCCGTGGCCGGGGCGCCGAGATCGACCTGCATGGGGAGATGCGTCGGAATACCGCGCTTGGAGCCGTTCGCCTGCGGATCGTAGGCGTCGCCCCAGAACAGTTCGTCGGCGTTGGAGATATTGTGTCGAGACATGGTCTTGCTCCTTCAACAGTCAGGATTGACCGCCCGGCATCGAGCGGGCATTGAAAGAACAACGGCCCGGGATTGAGGCCCCGGGCCGTCGAAGAGCCTTCAGGAGAAGGCGGTGCTGCGATGGAACAAAACGGTCAGGTCAGACCGGAGGATCCGCACCCCGCACGCCAGTCGGTCACGCCGAAGCAATACCGTTCGTCGGCCTTGTAGCGCAGGTTCCCGGTCTCGAAGTCCTCCTGCATGCGCTTGCGCAGCGCGCGCCGCACGAAGTGCTTGAAGCCGTCGGGCACGTCGGTCTTGATGAACCAGGCGTTGGGGTCCGTCAGACGCTGGTTCACCGCGAAACCGCCGGACACCAGCCCCATCGACTTGATGGCGTTGATGTCGTTGTCCGCCGTTCCCACTCGTCCCGGGGTCATCAGCAGCCGCTGCGCCGTAAACTGCAGTGCGGGGGGCACGATGAGCTTCACCGCCTGCGCCGACACCGGGATGTTCCGGTCATCGACCATGGTGAAGATCACGGTGAGCATGTCTTCCATGCTCGCTTCCGCCAGATCCGCCTGCGTCGCCAGCGTATTGGCGCCGTTGCCGCCGTACCACAGCGGGTGCGCCGTGGAGAACAGGGATTGCCCGTCACCGATGGCGGTGGCGCCGCCGGTGAAACCGTAGTTGAGGACGTTGGCGCCCTTGATCTCCTTGGTGTGCTGCATGGAGCGCGCCTGAGCCCGGGCATACTTCGCACCCAGGTTCATGTAGAGGTTGTCGTCCTGCGCCTCTTCGGTCAACGCGAACGCCAGGGCGACGGTCTCGTGGCGGTAATACTTGGTCCACGATTCGCCCCCGACGTCGTAATCCACGCCGCGGCCTTCGGGCTTGATCTTGCCCGCCCCCAGACCGACCACCAGCACATCCTCCTCCGTCGCCTGGTCGGAACTGTAGACATCGAAGATCTGCTTCCACTGCTCCGCGTGCCGCTTGTACTCCAGGCCGAAGACGGTGTTCAGTCCGCGCCGGAGCTGCTTTTTCATCAATGCGCGATTCATCATGATGACTGTTCTCCGTCAGATGCCGGCGACGTTGCCGCGCAGCAGGTGTTCCCAGATCAGGCATTCCACTCGCGCGTATGCCCCCGCTTCACTGCCCTCCGCCAAACCGAGAATGCGGATCTGCGCCGTGCCGGCCCCCGGGCTCCCCATGTCGATGGAGTGCTTCGAGATCCCGGTGACGCTGCTGCCCGCCGTCGCAGTGATGTCGGCGTTGTTGCCGTTGTGGGTCTGGGAGTAGGTGCTGGCCTGGGCCTCGTAGACGATGTCGGGATCGTCGAAGACAAGCGCCTTCACATCCGCCGAGCCGAGCGTGGCCTGCCCCGAGGGGAAGCGCTTCTCGAAACGCGGCGTGCCATCGGTGTCGGTCCACTGGAATCCCTGGACCACGCCGATGAGGTTGGTGTCGGTAGCGGCCGCGACGTCGATGACGCCGGTGTTGAGCAGCTTGACGATGTCCCCTGCATGGATGTTCGAACCGGTACCCGAGGCAAGCGGGTACTCGGACGGACGGATGGTTCCCCCCTTCAGGTGACGGAGAGGGCGGAACCCGTTCGGCGCATTCACATTCGCCATTTACGTGCCTCCAGAAACGACGAAGCCCGCATTTGCGGGCTTGGTCAGGTGTCGGTGGGAGCGTCAGGCGCGACCTTGGGTCGCTTCCCTCGCTCAGTTCGTGAGGTCATTTCGATGCTGATCGGCATGTCTTTCCGCTCGACCTTCTCCAGGTCCGATATGACGGCCTGTGATTGGAGATCCGTGCGGGACCGGATGTATTCGCGGTGACGCTTGTCCACCGTGACGGGCCGCTCGCACAGGATCATTCCGTGTACCCCGATGACACCGGCGTGTTCGCCGTGACTGATGGAGGAGTAGGCGGAGCGGTCCTCGACCGTATCGATCCTGCGCGGCCGGAACCCTTGCCGGAACGACCGCGCCATGTTCGATACATCGGCCTCGGACTGCACGGCCACGCGCACCCATCGCTGCGTGTAGCCGGGACGCGGGGGCGGAGCCTGAAGGTTCATCGGGCTCTTCCATGCGTCGTCGTCCACCTTCTCACTGAACAATGCGGTCTCGGGATCCGTCTCCCGCATCCGTTCATCCTGCGAACCGCGCTCGTCGCGCAGTCCTTCATCCATGTGCCCGGAAGTCCTGGGCGTGGGGGCCTTAGCCATTGCGCTTCTCCTTCGCGTATTCCTGCAGGTGGGCCTTGTTGGTCGGGTCCATGCCCATCCGGCGCATCAGCGCCTTGTCCTCGGACGTGATGACCACGCGGCTGCTCGACTTGCCGGCCGCCTCGGGCAGGCGCCCCAACGTGCTGCGCCGCGGTTCCGGCTTCTCCCGGGTGGGAAGACGCACGGACTCGCGGACGCGGCGATCGAGCTTTCGGTAGAAGGCGTCGTTGTCGTCGCGGTCACCATCGGCGATGAGGTCGTTGGCCACCGCCAGCGCGGCGGCCCGCTGTGTCGCGTACTTCGGATTGTTGAACCACCCGTTGCGGTTCAGCCACGCCTGATAGGCCGGGTTCGGTTTCGCTTCCCCCTGCCGCCCGCCGTCCTTCTCCGCCTGCTGGCGCCGTGTCTCGTGCTTTTCCTTCTCTTCGGACAGGCGGGTGACCTTCGCCTGGGCCAGCGCTTCCTTGCGGGTGTCGGCGTCGCGCCGCGCGTCTTCGAGCTCGTCGATGGCCGCGTCCAGGCGCTTGTCGACGGTGGCGGCCTCCTGATCTTCCCGAAGCCGCTGCAGTTCACGCTCGGCGTTGTCGGCCCGCAGCCGTTCCTGCTGCTTCAGTCGCCGTTCGCGCTCGATGCGTTTCCGGACCTTGGCCGAGTATTCGCCGAGGTCGTCGTCGTCGTCTTCCTTGGACTTCTCGGGTGGGCGAGCGTCCTCCTCCTCGTCCTCTTCGTCGGCATCGTCCTTGTCACCGGGTTCGTCGTCGGACTCGCCGTCCTCGTCTTCCTCGTCCCCGTCGTCGTCGTCGTCGTCGTCCTGGTCACGCGGCTTCTTCCTGCGGCGCCTTCCCTCCGCCTCTTCCTCGCCTTCGTCCTCGAACGAGATTTCCTCGTCGTCATCGTCGTCGGGAACGTCCCTGAATCGGCCGTCGTTATCGTCGTCGTCCTCGTCACCGGGGCGATCTTCCAGGCCCTCATCGATCACTTTCTTGACCATGGCGGTGCCCTCAGAGGTAGATCGTCAGGGCTTCCGGATCGGTGATCCGACAAAGGATTTCCTTGTCGTTGACCACCAGGAACCGGTACCCGCGATACAGGAGAGGCTGTCCGGCGTAGCGGCCATAGGCCACCCAGTCGCCGACCTTGGGCACGTCTGCCATGTCCTTGAACAGATCGGACTTGTAGGCCAACTCGCCCATGGCGATGATCTGGCCGATGTAGTTCAGGTGCTGCTCGGCGTCGCGTGCCGCGTGGGCGATGATCAGTCCGCCCGCACTCATCTTCTTCGGACGCCGCGGTGCGATCAGCACGCGCCACAGCAAGGGGGCCGGGTGATCCTCCGGCATCGGCACATCGGCCTCGTTCGTCCACTCTCCAAGACCCGCATCGAAGTCTTGTGTTTGCTCAGTCATCTTCGTCGTCTTCCATGAACCGGCGCTGTTGCTCGTCGATCACCGATCGGGAGCGTTTCAGTCCACGGATCTCGGCGCAGCGCGCCTTGTAGTCCGCGAAGTCCGTGGCAGCACCATCGGCCACGGCTCCAGACTTCTCTGCAATGAGCGTCTCGAGTTCGGCATCGAGGCGCTCACAGAACTTTCGAATCGTCACTTCAGCGCCATATGCACGGTCAGGGCCGAGATCGAGCGCTCCGTCTCCTCGCGCAGCTTGGCGATGTGGTGATCCACGTAGGCGCGGATGCCGGGGTCGATGCCGGAGAACGGGTCCACGGAGATCGCACCGCTCTCCGTCCAGGCCGCGCGCTGTGCGACGTGCTCGTCTTCCTCGGCCGTCACGGGCGGTTCCGAGGTATCGATGGGCGGAACGCCCAGGTCTATCGGTTCGGGGTCAGGGAACGGCGTGTCTTGCGGTGCATCGTTCATCGTTCAGTCCTCGTCGAGCAGAAGCATGGCGACGAGGAGCGCTTCCATGTCCTCGTCCAGGGTGGTGTGCTCTCGGCCCCGACCCGTCACCTCTCCCAGGGATGCAGAGATCCCACCGTGGTCGAGTGTCGGCTCGCCGCGACGGGAGGAACGGTGTCGGGTTTTCGGGGCACGGAGAGCACCCGGGTCGTCGTCTGCCGGGACCAGGCGTCCCCGCACGACACGCATCTGTGACTGAGGCAGATCCTCAGCCGGTCGCGGCATCCAGTTCGAGTAGAACCAGCGCCGGTACTGCACGCCCCGGAAGGGGCGGTTCCACGGCGATCGCGTCCCGCCTTCGGGTGGTTCGGTCGATGGAACAGCAGAGGCACCGCCCATCCACCACGCCAAGGGCGACGCGAATCCGGCGTGCTCTGTACCGCCCCCAGAGGGAACGGCAGAGGCGCCCCCCATCCAGATCGCGGCGGGAGATCGAAACCCCGGAACTGCACTGCTGCCGGAGGGAACTGCGGCACCACCGCCAACCCACCAGGCGAGCGGCGAGCGGAACCCGGCGGACATCAGGTGAACGAAGTGATCGGCTCGCCTGCGGGGTCAGTGCCCAGGTTGCGGGTCCATACCACGGTCACGCCGTCTTCCTTGTAGACGGTGTAGACCCCGCCGGGCGTAGCCCACGGCCCGCGAACCGCGCGCATTGCGTTGAGCACTGAATACGCGGCCTCACCCGTTATCCCGGTCCAGTCACGTTTCAGCAACGCATCGGCGTTCTGGTTCGCGGTCGGAATGTCCCCCACCGCGGCCGGAGCGGCCGGCAGGTTGTCCGTCTTCGCCTTGATGGCGGCGACCTCGGTGTCGATGTAGTTCGTGATCGTGACCAGCGCCGACATAACCGAGGAGAAGGACGCCGAGATGTCCGAGGCGTCCGCCGGGTCCGTGGGCAAGTTGTCGGTCTTCGCCTTCACCAGAAGCACCGCATCGCGGATCGTGTCCAGGATTCCCGCCGACGGATCAGCCGGTGTCGTGCCGGAACCCGGGATGCCCAGGATGGCGCGGATGGCGTCGCGTTCATCCGCCGTCCAGTCCGTGGTGCCACCTCCGCCACCGGCGGGCGCCTGCTCGAGCGCGTTGACCGTGAAGCGGTAGACCGACCCATCCAGTTCCATGGCCGTGTCCAAGCGGTCGGTCACGGTCTTGATCGCCCCCACTTCGGTGTCGATGTACCCGGCGATGGTCGACAGACTCCCGTTCACGGTGGAGAACGCCGTGGCAATGTCGGACGCATCGGCCGGATCACTGGGAAGGTTGTCGGTCTTGGCTTTGATCGCGGCCACTTCTGTATCCACGGCGGCCAGAATCGCCGCCACTTCCGTGTCCAGGAAGTCGTCGATCGTGCTGAGTTGCGTGTCCAGGTTCGCCGAGGCCAGGCCGACGGCGCTGCGCACGCCCGCCGCGTCGAGCGTCGACAGACCGGCCTGGATCTCGGTGACCGCGCTGGCCGCGATGGCATCGCCGTCGATGGCATCCGTGGCGATGGAGGCCGCCGTGATGGCCCCACTTCCCCACGCCGTTCCCGCCGCGTGCGTCGTGTTCACCTCGGGCCGGCCGCCGGACGCCGTGGCATTGGTGTTGCCGAACTGCTGCACGTCGACCTGGAGGAGGTCGCCGCCGCCGATCAGCGCGTCGTACACATTGGCCGCCAGCACGCAGCAATCCACCTTGACCGCCAAAGCACCGGAGACGTGGACGAAGATCACCAGTGATCCCAGCGTGTCCGTGTCGGTCGCATCCAGCACGGCGTAGTAGATGCCGTTGCTGATATGCGTCGCCCCGCCGGAGTTCTTGTTCGCCACGGTGGTGGCGCCTGTTTTCCACACCTTGATGTCCGTGTTGGCGATGGTGAGCCCGGTCTCCTCCGTGTTGCCGTCCGTGCTATCGACGAAGTACCCGAGCGGGACCTCCTGCGATGCGGTGGACTGTTTGAGGTAGATCATCAGGACATCCCGTGTTGAGTGCGGTGGAAATACAGGGGCGGTACGGATCCGCCGCCGCCGGTTGGCAGGGAATAAAAGACAGGCTCTTCCTCTTCATCGAAGATCGAGAACCAGTTTTCCCCGACCGCCAGCAACTCGTCAGGTGACCAGACGCGATTGGCGATGCCCGCGTAATAGGCCCAGACGGCTTGCGACTGCGTCGCGCCGTACCAATCGCAAAGAGTGGTGCTGAGATCGCTGGTCTGAACGTTGCCGGTCTGAGCCGCCGAGCCAACCTGGACGCCGTCGATGTAGGCGCGAATGGTGGCGCCGTCGTACGTCATCGCGGCAAGCACCGTCTTCCCGACGGGTATGAGGTTTAATGCGCCCGCGGCGCTTATCGCTGTGCCGCTCGTGTTCTTCACGAACGCCGCGATCGTTGCAGTGCTGTGGGACCGGTAGATGCCCCAGTTGTAATTCCCGCCCGTGATGAGCGACGTGTTGCCGAAGATGAATTCGGAGTTCGTTGACGACACACTGGTGTACAGCACCATTGCCGTTAACGAACTGCCAATCGCGGTGCGGTACGAATCGTCGCAGTAAGCGCCGCCTTGGTCGTAATTCCCGCCGCCCGTGTACAGACCTGGCCCGAGCGGTCCACCGCCGCGCTTGGCGTTCGTGCGGAACGTCCAGCTATCCTTGCGCGCTCCGGTCAGTTCGCGTGGCGCGTGCCCGCCAGAGCTATCAGCGAAATTCCAGAAGCGCAACCAGCCGACGTTGGACGGATTGCGCTCCGACAGGCGAGCCGTATGGAGCGGCATCCGGTCACGGGGACGGATGCCGTAGATTTCAACCATTACGCGGCGGGACCGTAGGCGAACGGCGTCAGCTTGGCGGTCCAGCCGGAGCTGATCGTCTGACCAGCGTTATTCAGCAGCCATACCTTACCCTCGCGCGGGATGTTGTACATCGCCACCTCTGCGTACTGGGTCGTCGTCACGTTCTTGACCTGAATCAGCCCACACGATCGCGGCCAGTAACCGTTCGTCGGGTCCGGCTCGTTGTTGGAACCGTCCACGTTGAGCGACTGGATAACGACGCGGATCAGGCCGTTGGCGTCAAATGCAGATGCGCAGGCCACGGAAATGGCGAGCAGGGCATGGGGGCAGTCCGCATGATCCGTGTCGGTCAGATCGTACGTGGCGTCATCCGCTGCCAGGATGTTGCCGTTCGTGATACTGCCGCCATTTGCCTCGAGCGTGATCGTAGTCGCCGAAAACTTGCGAACTGAATCCCCCGTGCCGATCGCCATATCAGTTCCCCACGCGCGCCGCGTTGTTGAGTAGTTCGCTGATCTGATCTCGACCGAGAACCCCAGACCATGCGCGGTCGATTGCGGTCACGGTCTGCGTGGTCTTCGACGTTCCTCCGATCTTCGACTGGCAGTTCGTCGCCTTCTCCCGAAGTGCCTGCAGCACCGCGACCGCATCCGTGGCCCCCCAGATGTCTACGACCGCCGCCCGCATCTTGGTTCGCCCGAAATCGAGCGGCGCGTTGCGCTCCATGCGATCCCACGCTGCACGCTTTCCAGCGGTAAGGCTGTCGTACTTGGTCACGTCGCCAGCCTCGAACAACGTCCGCGAATCTGCGGCATACATCCAGGCGTCCGTCGAACTGGCGGCATTGCACCAGTCGGCAATCGTCTGGTCATCGCGGGCCGCGTATGCCGCCGCCAGGGTCGGCTCGGCGGCGATTGCCGTTCGCAGGGTCGTTCGCTGCGCGTTCGTCAGTTCCTGCGCGTGCCCGAGCGTCGTGCACCCGATCATCAATACACTTGCGGCAAACACGATCTTCCAGAGTCTCGTCTTCATGCTTCATTCTCCTTGCTGGTGAGTTGCACCGTCTCGACCCCGCTCGACGTGAGCAGGGTGCGGATGACGGAGGGGGACAGTCCGCGCGCCACCATGGATTGGATGACCGCGTAGATCTCTGGGCTGAGGAGGACCTTGACCACGGCGGCGTCCAGGCCCCGGCTCACCAGGGCCTCCAGCACGCAGTGGATTTCCTCCCCCTCCATGAGCCGCACCGCGTCGTCGTGGCCGATGCGCGGCGTTCCCCAGGCGTGCACGTCCAACGGGCCGAGACTCGCGATCTCGAGGAGCGCGTCTCGCACCGCGGCAGACAGCACGGCCCTACTCCGAGGGTTCTTTCGAGGTGCCGACGTACTTGCCGTCGTCGGTCTTCTTCAGTTCGATGACCTTGGCGCCGCTGGCCTTCTCGATCACGATCGGACCGATGGTGATGGGCGGCAACGGTTGCGCCGGCGCCGGTTCGGCGTGGCGGGATTCCTGTTTCTCCCCCGCCTTCTTCGCTTCGGCGACCTCCGCGATGAGGTCCTTCACCTGCTTGCCGACCTCTTCGATCTGGCGCTTCAGTTCGGCCTTGTCGCGCTCGGCGATCGCGGCCTTCTCGGCGACCCTCACCTTGGCATCGGCATCGATCTTGGCGCGCTGGATGTCCGAGGATTCCTTCTCCTCGGTCTTGCGCTGCGCCTCGCCCTGCGCTCCGGCCTGCTCCATCCCGGCCAGGCGTTCCTCGAGGTCGGCCAGCGTCGCCATCAGGTTGAGCCGGTCCTCCTCGGCCTTCTGATCGCGGATGACGCCCTCTTGCAGGGCCTGCTGCATCTGCGCGATCTGCTGCATCGCCTGTTCCAGCACCATCCGCGCGTCCTGATCGCCTGCGGCCACCCGGTTCTCGACCTCCTGCGCCTCGGCGGCGGTCTTGCGCGCCTGAGCCATCTTGAGCGCGGATTCCGGATCCGGCGGTTGCTGCCCGGCCTGGGCCTGCTGCGCCAGCATCATCTGGGCGGCGGCCATGCCGATCTGGTCCTGTGCCTCGGGCGGAACCGGCGACTGCTCGCCCGGCTTGAGCCCGGTCGGATCCGGCAGCACGACGCCCAACTGCATCGACATCTGGATCCGGTACTGACTCGCCATGTGCTGCGCGATGTGCGATTGCAGGAGCGGGGCGGCGATCTGCTCCACCGGCGAGCCGGCCAGCATTTGCATCTGTCCCATGTGCACCGCGAGGTGCGCCTGGTGGTCCTGCTCCGGATACACCTTGATGGCCTGCCCGGACATCACCCGGACGCCCTCCGACACCGGATCCAGCATCGGCACCGAGTCCGGCTTGATGTGCACCTTGTCAATATCCGGCACCTTCAGCGCCTGCAGATAGCGCCGCTCCACCTCCCACATGTCGAAATTCGCGGGATTGGTCCGTGCCAGTTGCAGTTGCGCCTCCGCCACCTGGATGCGCTGCGGCGTGGACACGATGTTGGGATCCGACACCGGCACGACGTCGACGCGATCGTCGTAGTCCTGCGCGTAGATCACCAGATTCGTGCCGCTGATCGAGAACTCCAAGTGGTCGTCGAGGTGCTCGGCGTTGAGACGGGCCCGCAGCGCGAACTCCTTGGCCGCTGCCCGGTGCAGACGCTTGTGGATGCCGGAGTAGACCTTGCTGGCCTGTTCGATGCGCGCGATCGTCGTGCCCACCGGCACGTTCTGCGTGCCCTCGCCCACCATGGCCTCGGTGGTGGAGCCGAAGCGCTGCCCGGCCTGCACCAGGATCTCGAGCAGTTTCACCATCGCTGCCGAAGGTTCCCGGTACGGCGGCGTGTAGAACCCGTTCTTGAGATCATCGGCGGTCACGTCCACCAGTTTCCAGGTGCCGAACTTGACCCGGATCTCCTGGCCGAGGGACTTCAGTTCCTTGGTTGCGAACCCGCCCTGGAAATTCGCTGCGGCCGCCGAGTCCAGCAGGGCGCGCAGCGTGTCGGTGACCGACTTGCCCAGCGAGCCGAGGTAATGCAGCAGCCCCCAGCCGTAGAAGCCCATGCCGGGGAGGTACTTCCAGTGAACGAACTGCACCCGGCGCACCTCGCGCCCGCGCACCGTCACCGTGTTGCGGCGGATCGCCACGCACTTGGTGTCCGGCACCGAGACGGTGATGATGTACTCATCCCATGCCTGCGAGTCGTCGCGGCCGTTCTTGCGCTCCGCCCCCGCCTTCGGCAGTTTCCAGCGGATCGCCGTCTCGTAGAGGTGGTACTGGCCGTCTTCTTCGTCGTCGGTCGACTCCGTGGCGTCGTCGGCGGCGTCCTTGACCTCGTCCCGCCCGACCTCCGTGGGTTCCTGCAGCGACAGCGTGTCCTGATCGAGGAACCAGCCGAGATCTTGCAGTTCCTCGAACTCGTGCCGGTCCATCCACATCTCGTGCGTGACTCGCGGCGAGGTCTGCAGCGTGCGCGCGCTGTACGGCACGATGACGTGCTCGGCGGCGACGAACCGGCTGGTCGTGATGCGGACGCGCTCGTCGTTGTAGGTCTTGGTGAACGTCGACCCGACCAGCGAGAGGATCAGGAGCATGACGTCCTTGTCCTCGTAGTACAGCTCGTCCTCCTCCAGACACTGCCAGTTCATGTGAGCCTGGACGCGCTCGGCCTGGTCCTGCAGTTCCGGCGTCGGCTCACCGATGACCGTGCACTTCACTGGACCGGCGGAGGGAAACACCTCTTCCATGGCGCGGGCCTGGAACTGCACCGCGGCCTCACCGATCAGCGGATGGATGACCGTCGCCCCGCCCTCGCATATCGGGTTCGGGCCTTCGCCGATCAGCCCGCACATCTCCAGCCCCTGCTTCGCCTTCTGCAGCCATTCGGACCGCGACGTCTTGTCCGCGTCGACCAGTTCAATGATGCGCTGGGCGATCCGGCGGTTGTCTTCCGGGCTCAGATCCGCGGCGAGGTTGTCGTCGGAGGGCGATCGCGCGGTCTGCTCGGCGCGGGCCGTGGCTTCCGGATCGAGGTCCACCACGGTCGACCCGTCCATGAGGTCCTGGACGACGATGCCGTCCGCGGCCTCGGGTTCGGGCGCCAATTCGACGATGGTGTCTGCTCTAGCCATAGATGGGAGTCGCGCGCTTTCTCAGGTCGGTGGTGTCGGTGGGGTCGAGTTCTTCGGGTTCGTCGTCATCCTGGGCCTGCGGTTCGTCCGGCAGGCGGAGGTGGAACATGCGCCGCACCCAGCCGATGGCCTGGGTGACGGTGTCGTGCCAGTCGTCGTGCTCCCCGTTCGGGAACTGGGCGCACTCGCGGATCACCGCCTGCGCCCACTCCCTGGGGACGTACCAGACACACCCGGCCTCGAACGCCGGTTCGGCGGCGTGGGTGCGGGCCAGCTTGGAGCGGTCCGCCTTCATCTCCTTCACCGGCACATGGCCGCGGCGCATCTCCTGAATCAGGCTGTGCCCGGAGGCTTTCTTCTCGATCAGCAGCTTGTCCGGCTCGTATTCGTCGTAGCCGTCGCGCACGTTGCGCTTGAACACATGGAATGGCACCTTGCCGCGCCAGGCCTCGAGGAGGATCGCGTGGTAGCGCAGCGTCACCGCGCCCTTGCGTGACCCCAGTGCCTCCAGCACCTTGGCGTTGTCCACGTTCCAGGCGTCGAAAATCCCCCAGGTCGTGCGGGCCGAGTAATCGGCCTCCTCGTCCTCTTCAAACGCCCCGTCGATGGACTGGATCACGTAGTCGCAGATCGGCGGATCCACGTCCTTCGGCCACTGCCGCCAGTAGGCCGCCTTGAGGATGGCGCCTTCTTCGGTGGTCGGGAGTCCCTGGTACAGCGCATTCCAGTTCCGCGTGCCCTGGATGGTCTTTTCCAGCGCGACATACTGCTTGCTCCACCATTCCGGCCACAGCGTCTCGCCGAGCTTGCGTCCGAGCGGGTCATCGTCGCTGTCGCACTCCATGGCCAGCCGGAGCACGTACCACTCCTCGCCGTCGCGGCTGGTGACCCAGCCGGAGCGCCCGTCCCAGGACTCCGGCAGGATGCGGCCGGAGAGATCGTCCACGTGCCAGCGGGTCTGGATGATGATGATCCAGCCGGTGTCGCCCTTGAGACGGGAGCGCAGGTCGGTGCGGTAGACGTCCCAGACGTTGTCCCGGACCGTTTCCGAGTCGGCGTCCCGGATGGACTTGATCGGGTCGTCGATCAGCAGACCGTCGCAGCGGCGGCCAGCCACGGCGCCGTCGAATCCGACCGCGTAATACTCGCCGCCGTCCACACCGTTCTGCGTGATCGCCCAGTCGCCCTTGGCCTGTGAATCTCCGGCCAGGCCGACGCCGGGGAACACCTCGCGGAACTCGACCGATCCCACGGTGTTGCGCACCCGCTTGCCGAACCGGTGCGACAGCTGCGCCGTGTGCGTGGCACAGATCAGGGAGTGCCCAGGATGCCGGCCGGCGTACCAGGACGCGAACCGGTGCGTGGTGTAGCTCGACTTCGCCGACCCCGGCGGCGCGAAGATCATCAGCCGCTTGATCTCGCGCTTCTCGACCCGAGACACCGCGGCACAGATCGCCTCGTGGTGCAGCTGCGGGATCTCGTCGCCCCACATCGGATGCTGGCAGTACCGCAGGAAGCTCTTGCGCGCCTCCCTGTTCCAGCGCTCCCGCATCAGGCGCAAGCGGCGGGATTTCTCCTTGGTGGTGTACGGCGTCAGTGAGGTGGCACGGGGCGCCCGTTGGGCTGCGCCCTCACTTCTGGCGCTCATCTCCCACCCGCTGCCGGGCCTTCTTCGGCCTCGCGGGTACCTCCGCTGCGGCTGTACGTGCCCGCAGGATGGCGTCGCGCGCCTCCATGTTCGCCAGTTCCCGGTTGATCTCCTCGTCCGACATGCCGTCGAACTCGCCGGGACCGCCGATCTCCTTGCGGTCGATCAGCATCTTCTTCCACTTCGCGAGGTTGCCGAGCGCCGAGTTCTTGTCCCAGAACCGGATCTCGGTGACCTGGACAAACGATTCCGGATCCTCCGGGTCCCGCTGGTGCATCACCTTGATACTGGAGACGGCGCGGCGCACGTTCTCCGGCATGGCCCCGATCGTGAGCAGATTGCCGGTCTTCGGATCGAACACCCCGGCGGGATCGGCGAAGCCGATGCGGCAAAGCTCGAGCGCGATTCGCTCGACGCTGGCGTCGTACTGTTGGGTCAGCTTGGCGTCCACATAGCGCGCCATCTCGGCCAGGTACGCCTGAACGCGCGGATTGGCGAGCAGCTCGCGCACGCGCTCCTTCGCCGGTCCCGGTGAGTGATTGGCGCGCGGGTAGGCGACGCGGTAGGCGGCCAGACCGTCCGACCCGTTGCTGGTGTACTCCTCGGCGAACTTGGCCTGATTGACCGTGATCCGGCCCCGGCCGTTGACGGACGGACCGGGATGGGCGCGGGTGCGGCGATCCATCTCAACAGCCCTTCTTGCCCTTCTTGCCCTTCTTGCCGCCGCCGCCGGGCTTGGGCTTCGAGCCGAACGGCGCCTTGCCGTTCTTGGGCGCGCGCATCGGTTCCTTCTGGTGGTTGCTGCCGAACATAGGGTGCTCCTGGTCTGGAAATGAAAAACCCCCGCCGGGAGCCGGACAGGGGTTGGTCGTAGAGGGATGCGGTCGATCAGGGCGGTTACATGGCGCGATCCTCAGATCAGAAGGGGCGAGCGAGGGCCTATCCGTTGCCTGACCCTGGCCACCATCCCATGGGTTTGCCGACCTTTCGGGGTCGGCGCCGATTGCCCGCCGGATTCTACCGGCCCTGTCAAGAGTGTCAACTTTCGTCTTCCCGTGGGCGACGGCGCTCCAGGTGCCACGACATCGCCGCCGCAGTGGATGTATCCGCACCTTGGACGGTGCCGATCGCCTCCAACAGGCGCCGTTCCCAGGTCTGCTCCCACGATTCGCCCTCCGCTCCCGGCCCCATGCAGGCATCGCGCCGCTCCTGATCGGAGTACGGATGCACGCCGCTGCCGTTGCAGGTCGGACAGACCAGGTGCAGATCTCCGCTCACCACCTCGGCACGGCCGAGACAGGTGCGGCACTGCGGGTGATACCACTCCCGCATCGCCTGTTTGGCGACTCGGGTGACCATCACGTGAGCCGTCGACTTCGGATGGACGTTCCAACGGCGGCGGAGGTTCCCGGCCAGCATGGTCAGTGCGGTATGCGCCATGTGCGTCTCTCCGGCGTAGCGGATGCGCCACAGCACGCCGCCGAGGGCCGGGCCGAATGCCGCTGCGCCGATGCGGTCGATGGCCGACTCGCGTTCCGTGCTCTGTTCCAGGTGCGTCGACGTGACCGCCGCCGCCCATAGCTCTCGCAGATCAGCCATTCACCTCCATGCTCAGAACTCCTCCATGGCCCAGCCGCCACCGTCCTTTTTCGGGCGCTTGCGGATCCCCACGAAGCGGAACGGAAACAGGGCAGCCGCCACCTTGATCTTCACCCTGGCGTCGTCCTCCCAGTGCCCCTTGGTCTCGTGGATCTCGATCTCGCCCGACGCCAGCATGAGCGCGAAGTCCGGCGTGTACCGCGTGTTGTCCGCCAGCTTGAACGTCATGCCCTCGAACACCCACCACAGGATCTCGCCCGCGTGCCGGCGCAGCTCGAGCAGATTGGCGTACTCCTGTTCGAGGCCGTTCATGTCCTGCACCGGTCGACGGCCCCTGCCGACACGGCCGAGCTTGTCCGCGGGGATGCGGAGCTTGGCGAGGTCCTTGACGGGGATGCGGATCATGCGGAGGCCTCGAGGAGATCGGACTGCGACTTCGTTTTGTCCCAGTACAGTTGTCCTTGGAACGCCTCGATCCTCCCCCGCAGGAGCACCGCACGGGCCTCCTTGCCCATCGGGGTATAGGACTGCCTCCAACGCGAGTCCAATCCGATGTTCCGGCCCACTGAGGTTGAGTCGGCGGAGGCCAATGGCAGCCAGGTGAAGACCTCTGTCGAGAGCATGCGAAGCCCATGGAGTTTGCAGGCGGGGCGGCCATCGCTGTCGCAGATCACGTTCATGGCGGCCGCCATCCGTTGCCACCAGCGTTCGTCACCCACGTTCGACCACTGGCCAGAACTGCCGATACAGATGCGAGGCCACCGTGTCGCCAGCCGTTCCAGGCGGTCGAGGCTCTCGTGCATGTGCCAGACCGGAGCGCCAATATGGGGTGCTGTCTCCCGCCATGGCCACTCCTGGATCAGGGCATCGTTGGCGTCCTCGTCACCATCGATCACATCAGGAATCACGGCCCAGTCGACCACCGGAAGCCGGTGCAGGTGCTGGACCCAGTCGTAATACGGAGCCCAGTCCTTCGTCGGGTTGCCGGAGCGCCATGCCGAGAAGGCGCCGTTGTCGAGGGCAACGGACTGGCAGACATCGAGGGCAAGGCCAAGATCCTGCGGGCGCGCAAAGCTCACGAACGCATGCCCCCCCTTGAGCGCCGCGAGCGCCGCAGTCTGCGGAGTGATCGGGGTACCGTGGTAGTGGATCATGGCGGACCCAGGCGGCAACCGAGTTGCGCCTCGCCGTCCTCGAACCTCACCCAGTTCACGCCGAAGCCGGAGTGCACGCACAGGCGATTGGCGATCTCGATGGCTTGCACGGCATCGGCGCCTGCGGCCATCGCGCCGAGTGCGAACTGCGCTCCGCGGCCGATCGCAAACAGTGGCTGGATGCGCATCGGCAACAGGGCGTATTCCAGCAGGTACGCATCACCATCGGACGTGACCAGGATGCCGGAGAAGGCGTCGCCCTCCTTCAGCACCGGCTTGTCCCGGCCGGTATCTGCCCACTGCCGCACCCGTTCCCCGATCGCACACTGGCCGGCCGCAGCGAAGTGGCGCCCTCCCGACAGCCGATGAATCTTCGGCCCGTCGTCGAATTTCCAGTCGCCGATCTGGCCCAACCGATCCGCCGCCAGAATTTTCCCGTCCCAGGCAATCGTGGTCATTGGCCGTCTCCTGTCGCGTCGTCCTTCCAGGCGAACAACGGCGGACGCTCTAGCACCCACAGATGCCGCATGTTCGCCACGTTCACGAGACTCTTGGCCTCCGGGTAGACCTCGACGGCCCACATTCCATCGAATCCGACCTCGGCCTTGATCCGCTGCAGTTCGTCCCACCTCAGCCCGTCCGCCCAGTCACCATCCCGGACCAGCGTGCTGTTGATCGACAGGCGACACAGCGCGGGAGCCGCGGCCGGGTATTGCTGCACCAGGTAGTCACGCGATCGCCACACCCGGTCCGGTGCATTCGGATTGTCCTGGCAGTGCTGCGGCCACTCGTGCCGAGGGACCAGGGTCAATCGACGCGGGAGGCGAGCCATGGCCTGGGCCACTTCGCGCTCACGCGCCCGACGCTCGGCCCGGGAGGGGAGTGGGACGCCGGCACCTGCCCCAACGCCGATGAACGTCTTGTAGGCGTCGTTCATTTCACCCGCCACACGCGGATGCCGTCCACGCCCTTCTCCGTCCACTTGCGGCTGTCGAACACCCGGGGCGAGAGCAGCTTGTTGGCGCGCGTGACCGAGGAGTTCGACGCCTTGTTTCCTCCCGGCATGAAGAACGACTCACCTATACGCAACTCCTCCCAGGGATAGCCACGCTTGGCCCGGCCCTCGGGTTCCGGCATCGGGATGTTGGATGAAATCGCGAAGCGCCCGTTGTCGCTCTGTCGCGTCGTGACGGTCTTATCCGCCGGGATGCGCGTCACCGTCGCGCCAGCGGACGTCTCGGTCACCTCGGAGCGCACCCCCATCTGCTGCGCAACGTCGGCCAGGCCCTTGGTCATCTCACACCTCGATGCGAGTGAGCAGCATGGACAGCCGCGCCCAGACCACCTCCAGGCGCTCATCGAGATTGCGGAGATCGACGGAGAGCGCACAGCGAGAGCGCGGACTATCACTATCGAGAGCGCCTTCGGGCCTATTCAGCACATCAGCCAGCACAAAGGCCAGTTTCGACTCCAGGTCGCCCGCGATTGCCTCGATCCGGTTGACCGTCTCGGAGATCTCAGCGACGGCGGCGGGCACGTCGCGTTGGTCACGGATTTCCCGAATCACCTTTTCACCGATCCCGAGCCCCGCCCCGCTGTTCCCCTCGAACACCGTTTTCTTCTCCTCCGATTTCATGGCCACGTTCCGCAGCCTGGCCCAGTCTGTGTTGCCTGACATGTCCACATCACACCTCCGTGTCTGAAATCGTTCACCGCCACACGCGCACCCATTCCCACACCAGGTGCGCCACTGGCGCCAATACCAGCGCCACCATGGCGCCCAGCAGCATCGGCTCCAGCCACCGATCCCACTGCCGCCGCATCCATCCGTCTCGTTTCATCGCACCTCCGACATCCTTCACGGTCATTTGCCCGTGGGAATTGGTCTCACAATCGACGGCGCATAGCGCTCGTCGCGATACGGCGTTGCACCCGCCAGATAGAGCGTTCCGCCATCGAGTAGCTCGGCGCTGAGGGTCAGGCCCTGCATCCGGAGCCGGGAGCCCCGGTGCTTTTCCGGGATCTCGAGGTACGTGGAGCCGGGGACGTCGGGGTGGACGATGCGGGTGCGGATGGTCATGCCATCACCTCCAGTCGTACGACAGAACGTCGCCGATCACGCGAGCCGTGCGTCCGACCGAATCGAACCATCCCTGGCTGAACTTCGGATCGTCTTCCGCCTGCAGATATCCAAAGCCGCAAGAGCAGCGTTGCTTGTAGAGGCGCACCGTCTCGGACGCGGCGAGGTATGCCCCATCCATCGGGATGTCTTCACCATCCCCATCGCCCAAAGGGATGCCACCAATCGATCGAGAGCCGGGCAACGTACGTCTATCAGGCTGCCAATCCAAGCCAAGCAACGCATCGAACCCTGTCCCTCTCAACGCATCACGCGACTGCAACCACGTCCCGTCGATGACCAGGTACGCCCCTGACCGCCGAACAACCGTCCGCGAATCGACGAGGTCGTTCATCAACCCTCCTCGATGCAGACCGTGATGGGACCCCCTCGGGGGGGGACTGTCACGGTCGTCTGCAATGTCACGGTCAGGTGTCACGGTTTCGATGTAAAAAGCGCGTGACATGTCACGCTTTTCCTTATGCGCGCGCGCGAGGATGTCACGCTGTCACGCCGGCACATTTTTTTCGTCACGCCACACGCTGAAAATGTCACGGTTTGCATTCATTCGTGTCACGCCCTCCCGACCGTGTTTTGATCCAGCCAATCGCCATTTCTGATGACGAGTCCTTGCCCCTCGGCTCGCTTCAGTGCCCGGAAATACGCCTGCCGACGGGCATCCGTCTCAGCCTCAGGCATCGAGCTGTAGAACCGCTTCCGGACCTCTTCTTCCGGGGCTCCGGTGCCGATGGCTTCCAGGAGGCGCACCAGAGAGGACGACGGTCCGCCGGACCTGGAGGCCGCCAGGATGATTTCGTCGGCCCCTGACACATGCCGTGCGGCCAGTGACGAGATTTCATCCCCGTCATCGTCCTGCCCGAGCACGATGCGGTTCAGGGCGAAGCTGACGGGGGCCGGCCGTTCGCCGTCCTTCTGCTTCACGCACTCCAGCGTGGCCACCATCTCCTTCTCGTCGCGGTAGCACCCGAACAGAAAGTCGCAGTTCGCCTGGATGGCGCTGGAGCCGCGGGGGCGCTCGCTGACTACGTGACCGACGTGATGAACCACCAGGACGGTGGCCCCGAAAGGGGCGCGCAGTTCCGCGCCGATGGTGCTCAGATACTTCGCGACGTCGGTGGACGAGTTCTCCTCGCCGGAGAACGTCTGCGACATGGTGTCGACGATGATGTCGGACAGGGTGATGCCGGTCGCCTCGATGGCCTGCCGAAGTTCCGCAGCCTGCTCCATCAACTGCATCGGCACGATGACGAAACGCATCGGGCACTTCGTCCAATCCATGCCGCGCTGCTTGTGCCAGGCGTGGACGCGACGCATCAGACCAGCCCCGCCCTCAGCCGCGAGATAGACCGGGGTGCCCTTCTGCGTCCGCCTCCCGAGCCACGGCAGTCCATAGGCGCGGTGCAGGGCATAGTCCAGGGCCACGAAGCTCTTGAAGGTGCCCGACGCCCCGAAGAGCATGCCGAGACTGTTCTGCGGAATCATGCCCTTCACCGCCCACTTCTGCGCCTCATGGCGCTCCTGCAGCTGCTGGATGTCGATGAGGCACTGAGACTGGGCGCCGGCCCCGACGATGTCCCTGGCGTAGGTGGCGGCCATCTGCACGATCGTGGCCGGATCGGCCCCGGCCTGGTCGGCCAGCTCGAGCACCCGCTCGCCCATCCGGGCCAGCTTGCCGCGCTGGAAGTGCCGGATCACGATGCGGGCGTGCGACATCACATTGCTCGGCGCCACGGCCCCCTCGACCATGTCTTGCAGGGCACTGATGCCGCCGACGATGCCGAGCTGCTCGGTCTGCTCCAGCCGTTCCGCGATCGTCAGGAAGGTGACCTTCTCGCCCTCCTCGTGGACCTCGAGGATCGCGCGGTAGACGAGCCGGCAGGAATCCTCCGAGAACGCATTCGCCGGGAGGAGCGCCCGCACCTGCGGGATGCGGTGCGGCTCCTGCAGCAGCGAACCGCAGATCGCGTGCTCCGCGCTGTGAACGAGCGAAAGCGACACTCCGGTCCCTTCCATGCGGTTAGCCAAGGCCACGCGCCTGCTCCATCGCCCGAACCACCGACGGCGAACGGAGGGCAATAAGAGCCCGTTGCGCCTGTGCGGCTGTCCGTGCGGTCTCCAGATCTCCGTACTCGCCGCAGATCACCATCAGTTCACCCAATGCCGCGATCGCAGCTTCAAGGGCTTGGTTGCGCGTCACTTGGCGGCCTCTCGCTCATTGCAGCGGATCCAGTTCCGCACATCCTTGACACGCCAGTACCGGCGCCAACACTGGTGACACTTGAGGACTTCGGAGGGTGGTAATTCCGGCCCCACGCCTTGATTCACGCGCGCCCGAAGGGTGTCCTCGGTCGTGCCCATCAATTTCGCCATCTCTCTCGTATCCACGAGCGAATCGGCCGCGCATCGCGCCAACCAGTCAGGGATGACGGTCGGCACTTGTCCCAACCATCTGTCCGGTCTTGTGACCCGGTTGACTGTCATGCGGCCGCCTCAATGGCCGAGGTATCGCAGCAGGCATCGCACAGCCACCGCAGCCTGGAGAGGTACGACGCCATTTCCGATTGCGCGCAGGCGGTCGGCCCGACATTCGTCCACCACGTAGGCCAGCCCATCAACCAGCACACAAAGACCGGGTTCAACCGCCGGCGCAAGATCCGGTCGGTCGGCGACAATTCGCGCCCATCGTGGATCGACTGGACCCGGTGCGAATGGCTCTCGGCCTGCCGGTCCAACTGGTCCAAACGGATCTTTCCGTCCGGGCGAATCAGTTCCTCCGGGGCGCCCTTGTGGTCGCGCGAGGTGGGCGTCGCCCACGATCTCGAGGCATCGGTCAACGTCGACCCGTGCCCCCATTGCGGATCGCTGCCGCTGGTGCTCTCCGAGTCCTGCGCCGTCGCGGTCGGCCACATCTGCACCGCCATCCCGAGCGGGGTGCCCTGCCCGTTGCCGTTGACTCCCTTGGCAAGATTCCGCTGGCGACGCGCCTCGAAGCTCTGCGGTGTCTCGCCGTCGTTCATCAGGTGCGCATCCGGCGTCGGCCACACCGACGATGAAGACGCGCTCCCGTTCATGGCTCGCACCGACATCCGCAGCTCGCAGGCTCGTCCATG